AAGCAGGTGTTGATAGTGCTGAAGCAGCAGCTAGTGTTAATACTCTTTTGATCATTTTTTAAAAATTAAAAATATATATTAAACGATTTCAAATTAAATTCAACTTTCGGGTGTTGCTTTTTCTGGTTCGTCCTCTTTGTTTTCATCGTCTATCTGTTGCTGAAGAATCTTCATCGCACCAGTTAACTCATGTAGAGCAACAACAAGCTGCTCTCTTTCGACAGCTAATTGCTGTAATTTTTCTTGTAAATTCATTTATTCGTAAACTTTTTTACCTGTAACGATTGCAGCATCTATAGCTGTAAAACTTTCAGATCCCCAGATAGAAGTCGTTCCATCATTCTTTTTGTAAGCCTTGATAATTTCAAGATGCTCTACATTACGCTTGATCTTGTCCTTGTATTCATCTGTTGTTTCATCATCAGTTTTAGCGGTGTCGATAACAGTTACGCTATCGCCAGCAGCAGAATAAATTGCTGCGATTTCATCTGCGGTTTTTTCTTCCATAATTAGAAATAAATTTGTTTACAGTTTACCCTGCTTCGAGGGCTGTGACTTTTGCTGATAACTCTTTTATAGCATTTACGAGTATAGGTACAAGCCTTTCATACTTCATACCATAAGACATTCCATCTTCAGTTAAATTTAAAATCAATGAATCATCATTGGAAGATCCATAGCCATTAGCTTTTTCTACTTCCAAAGCTTCTTGTGCTAAAAATCCCAGATGTAGTCTAGCTCTTTTCTTTGATCCATCAGGTGTTCCATAAGGTTCTGCATCCGTTCCATACCATGTTCTTCTATCCCATCTATAAGTAACAGGTCTTAACGCTTCAATCCAAGCAAGTCCAATATTGAAGTTAGTTACATCTGTTTTATCTCTTGAATCTGAAGATGAAATTGATGTATCAGCACAGAATAAATTAGATATACTATTATCACCTAAAACTACATTATTACTTCCTGTCGTGATTGTTCCAGATGGGCTACCTGCCAATCCCGCACCAAGACCAAGACATGTATTATTATCTCCTGTAGTTATATCGCGACCTGCTTCTTTTCCCACGAATACATTAAAAGTTCCAGTTGTTGTGGATTGTCCTGATCTTTCTCCTATGGACGTGTTTCCTGATCCAGTTGTGTTATCTGTTAAAGATTTCCTACCAACGGCAGTGTTGAAGGAACCCGTAGTGTTGGCATCTAAAGCTTGAGTTCCTGTAGCAGTATTCTCATTTCCTGTTGTATTTGCAAGAAGAGCGTTTTTACCTGTTGCAACATTCCCTGCACCAGTGGTATTTGCTCCGATTGCACCATAACCAACTGCTGTGTTACTGCTTGCGGTAGTATTAGCATCTAAAGCTTCAGCTCCTACAGCTACGTTGAAAGCTCCAGTTGAGTTTGCGAATAATGCTTGATTACCTATAGCAGTATTATTACTTGCTGTTGTGTTTGCATCTAAACTTCTCCAACCCACAGCAACATTATTTGCCCCTGTTGTATTTTGTCTTAATGATAGATAACCAAAAGCACTATTTTGACTTGCAGTTGTGTTTGCACTTAAAGCTGTATTACCAAAAGCAACATTCTGAGTCCCAGTTGTGTTTAATTTTAAAGCAGCATAACCAAGAGCAGAATTAGAATTTGCTGTAGTATTTGTTTGAAGAGCTAAAGCTCCTACTGCTACGTTCTGCGTTCCAGTTGTGTTTGCTTCTAAAGTTCTATGACCAAAAGCAGTGTTGTTATCAGCAGTCGTATTTGCTGAAAGTGCTTGAAATCCAAAAGCACAATTTCTGTGTCCAGTTGTATTGGCATCTAGGGTATTAGCTCCAAACGCATGATTATCAGCACCAGTAGTATTAGCACCCAAAGAATTGTAACCAAAAGCTGAATTATCATTTCCTGTGCTATTAGCATCTAGAGCTAAAGAACCTAACGCACTGTTTCTAGTTCCAGTTGTGTTTTGCTCTAAAGCACTTTTTCCTACCGCAGTGTTGTTACTAGCAGTTGTGTTTAGTGCTAAAGTGTTTTGACCAAATCCACAGTTATATTGACCTGTAGTATTTGCTGACAATGAACCATTACCAAAAGCAGCATTTCTATCTCCTGTAGTATTGCTTACTAATGATTGATCTCCGAAAGCTGAGTTATTAGCACCTGTAGTATTAGCTGATAATGCATCTTTACCAACAGCAGTGCAGCTACTTGCAGTGGTATTAGCATCTAAAGCATTTGCTCCCACAGCTACGTTCTGTGTTCCAGTTGTGTTTGCTGCTAAGGCTGAAAGACCTACAGCAGTATTGTTATCTGCTGTAGTGTTTGCTGATAAACAAAGCCTTCCCACACCTGTATTGCCTGATCCTGTCGTATTTGCATCTAAACAAAAATAACCAATTCCTGTATTATTTGCTCCAGATGTGTTGTCTGCTAAAGCCTCTCTCCCCACGGCTGTATTATTGTTTGCGGTTGTATTTGCTTCTAACGCTCCCTTACCCACGGCTGTGTTATTAGCTCCAGAGGTTAAACTTGTAAGAGCATCTTTACCTATAGCAGTATTGTTTCCACCACTAACAGAAGCATCTAAAGCACTCTCTCCAAGAACAGTATTACCTGCAACAGAGTTTGCTCCTTTTCCTATATTTATTGAATTTATTGTTCCATCTAAAGGAAAAGCTGGCGCACCAGCAAGACTAAATAAATTTATATGAGCATTATTGGCAGTATTTCTAAGCTGCATAATACTTGTCGAAGTATTAGCAAAAAATTGACTAGCGTAATTTGTAGATGGTGCTGATGATCCAGAATTATTACTTGAAATTGCTAGTAATGCGTTATTTAAATCAGCCCTGACGTTAGCTCCTGTGGAGTTATCTATAACATAATCATGTTGAGCCATTACTTAATCCAACTTTTATTTAAGTATATCCTACTTTAAAATTAACTACCACGCCCAAATCCTACGGCAGTATAACTAAATGTTTTATCCTGAACAGCATTTCCAGCATTAAGAAACTTTATATTAAAACCTGTGCCTGAAATACTTGTAAGTTCAAATCTTTCATTTGCTGATAAATCATTAGCTGTAATTCCAATACTAGGTAATTGAGTACCAGCCCCGACACTTGTGCCAGCTTGACCTGTAAAGAATGTCTGATCAAAGGTAATATCAAGACCAGAGCCAGAAGTACCAGAAGAAATATTTGATCTTTGTTCTGTTCTTCTTTCTAATTCTGCGGTATATCCTAACTGGTCAATTTCTATTGACTGTGCAGGGTCGTCACTATCCATTTCACATCTAAATTTAAAACCACGCCCAACATAAGTTCCATTTACAAAAGGATTGAATCTTGAAAAGTTTGCTCCATAAGTGCAAGATGTTCCGCTTGATATGGTTGCACTTGTTGCTGAAGTTATTGTAAATGTGCTTGTGCTAGGTACAGAAACAATTTCATAATTACCATCGGTGGCACTTCCAGCGGTGAAGTCAATCACAACAAAATCACCAACAGAATAACCATGTGAACTCTTGGTTATAGTAATCGTTGTGGCACTCTGTTCGTACGTGGCTGAAACTGATAAATCAGGATCTAAGTCAGTTGTGGCGACTAGCAACTTTGCTCCAACATCAAAAGCAGTAGCACCATCGAAGTCTGTCCATGTGTCTATATTTGCTGTTCTCTTATCAATTAAATCATTAGGGTAAAAACCTTGAGTAACAAAATGCCTTCTTAGTCTTAAAGGTTGTTTGCCACCTAAATCTAAAGTATTTGCAAATTCATAAGAACCACCTGTAATATCAACAGCACCTAAAAAATCAAAGTCTGCAATAGCATCAAAATCTGTTACATCATCTAAAGTGTCTAATGATCCAAGTACAAGACCATTAACTTCATCACTAAAAAAACAATCTACTTTTGCACCACCGAAAGGAGGTGAGTCTGTGTCCTCTCTATCTGTAAAAACTGTTAATTTAGGAAGAGGATCTGGACTTGTAACTAAAACTGAAGTTTCACCAGCACTTAAACGCCCACCATCGTCTCTGAACTTTAAAATATATTCGCCCTCTACAATATTTGGAACAATACTTTCACTAACATTTCCAGAAAGCTCAGGCAACACATCAACAGCATTTGTAAAAGTTCCAGTCCCATCTGTTAAGTTTGAGGATCTTATGACTACGTTTCCACCATGAATAACATCAACATCAGTAGATTTATCAAAACGTAATCTTACAAACTGGTCTGATATGGGTTCTATTCTTAAATTTTGAACATCATCAGGTAAAGCTGTTTTACCAACTGTTGTAAATGTAGTTGTTGCTGGTGTTGTACTTGGCTTGCCTAATGCGTTATAACTAAAGACTCTTACTTCATAAGTGCCGTTTAAAGTTTCAAAGATTGTAAAATCAGATCTTGTAATACGTTCAGAGATAAAATTTTCATTTTGAAATCTATATTGAACCATATATTCAGTTACACCACTTATAGGTTGCCATTGAATAAATAATTTACTAACAGCCCTATTGTTCAATACCACTATCTGCTCTGTTCCCTGTAAACTGCTTGGTGCATCTTTAAGTGCAGTAAGTGTTGTTATTGTTCTTGCTGGCAATGCTGTGCCATCTTCTACAAAAGCATATTTATTTGGATCATGAACAACAGCAACTATTTGATAATTTAATAATTCTTGCTCTGTGACAGATACGACTCTAAATGTCTGAAGTTCAACAGATGTATTTTCTATTACCCAAACGCTGTTAGTTTGTGGGACTGAACTAAATGCAGAATCTACAGTAATAGTTGCACCTGTAATATCACTTATTGTCTTAGTTTCTAAAGAGCCGTCAGATAAAATTACAGATAAAGTTGCTGAATCTGTAGATGCCAAATCTGTATTGTTTTGATCGTCAACAATAATCTGTGTCGTAGAAACTCCTGTTTTGATACGTCCTCCTCTTCTTACCCCTGCTCTCATTGGATCTGCAATATTTATAACAGTTCCAACCCTGACTATTGTTCCACTTTCTAATGATGCTGTAAATGTTACTGTTTCCGCTTCATTGTTTTGTGTATATAAAAACCAACGTCCAAGCCTTGCCGCTTGACCTCTTGATGTTGTTGCAAATCCTGACAAGTTTTTGGTAACAATCCCATATTTTGCTTGTAAAGCTGTATCTTCTATAGTTTCATAATCTACCTCTTGAGTCTCATTATCAAAGTAAGAAACATTAACAACAGTAAATTTAGTGTCTTTACTTGCACTTGAATAAGCAAAACCAGCTTCAGAAACATTGCTTAAATTATAGATATAGCTTGCATCTGTGGGCTTATCGCAACTTATGTTTACTGCCCCTGCCGAATAAAATGGCATTGCTCTCATTACAGAAGCAAGGTTATTTATGGTATCGTATGCGGCACGTTGACTGTTCAAAACCACATTACAAGAAAATCTGGCCTCCGTGCCACCAGCCCCATCATCTACTTGCTCACTTGCATATTGACTAGCAGAGAAAAAACTAAAAACATCTAATGATGATTCTGCAATATGATCTCCAAAACCTTTGGACGTTGTAAGCAAGTCATATAAAATCCAAGCTGGATCATTTGACCATTCTTTATCACTTTTAAAAGTGCCGTTAAATGTACCGCTATAACTTATAGAACCATTAGCCCTGACAGTTCCGTTGTGGGGTATCTTAATCTTTGTACCCTTAACCTTATACATACGATTTGGCTGATTCGGAAAAGTCTCAGCATCAAAACGTAAAGCTACATGAGCAAAATTTGCATAGGCTCTTGTTTCATTAATTATTTCTGTAAAAGATGACCATTGAAAGCTGTCTTGCAGCGTAGTTTCTGTGCTGTCTGCTGTAGTTCTGTTTACTCTGATAGTGACAGGAAAGCTAGTACCAGATGGAAGATTAATTTTATAATCCCTAAAATATGTGCTGGCTGTTCTTCCCTTTACAGTATCAGTTATAACTGTTGTTGTAGTTCCATCGTTTTCTATGGTTTGAATTGTAAGAGCAACTTCAGCACCATTAATGTCACCATTATCCTCAAACTTTTGCAGAGTAGGAAATCCAAGAGTAATTCTGACCGCATCAATATTTGTATTAGTAATTGATCTTGAAACTGGTGTTGATTGTGTTACTGTTACACCTACGCTGGTTTCTGATTCTGATTCTGATATACCAGCGATTGCTGTTTGATCTGAAGTCCCAAATCTAGGCTCAAAAGAAATATTACGAAAGTTAAAATCTTCATCATTTGGACTTGTGCCAGCCGCTTGCTGTAAAACCTGAGTGCCATTTAAAAATACGTCCTTTAAGGCTGAAGTGTTGTATTCAGTTGAACCTTTGCTACCTGTAGCACTTGGAAACCCTTCTATCTCTCCTGATCCTAATAATTCAATTAGGGTTTGAAACTGTTTTGATTGAAGTGCATTATTTGGTAAATTTGGATCTGTTAAGCCAGCAACTTGACCTAAGAAAGTATTATGACCGCCACCATTAGGAAAACTTAAAGTTGCCATTAGGTTGTTCCCTCCGCTTGTACAGTATCAATTCCAGAACTAATTACCACAGTACCAACAAAAACTGGCCCTCCGTATATTATTGGAACTGGAACACCAGCTCTCGCAACGTTAGAAATCGACCCAAAGCCAAAAGATTGAAACGTGGGATCATTTTGTGAAAAGCTATCAGCCATAATACCGCTTGGAATATCTTGTCGAGGCATTAAAAGATTTGATGCTTCGTTTATTAACATACTTGTACCGATAGCGGTGAAAACAGGTGCAACTATAGATCCAATAGTTAGTCCAGCAATCGTAGCTCCACTTCCAAAAGCTGTGAACAAACCGCCTACAACTGCTGCTTTTGCACCGATAGCAATAGGAATAATTTGTATATCTTCATCACTTTGTAAATTTAATAAATCCTCTGTTATCTCTATACCACCCATTTTTATTTTATATAACTGATTCATCATGTGATTTTCAAGTTCTGGAAAATTTGCAATCAAAAAATGAAATGCTTGTTTTGGACTTGCAACAGCCGCTTCAAAATAAGACTGCCCAAGAAACTTTCTTAATCTGCCATAAACTTTTATTTTTTTAAGCTTCATATCTATAAACCTTTTTTGTGGCCTCTATATATCTTAAATCATATAATTCTCTACAACTCAACTGTCTTATGTTGTGATGCAATATTGTTTGATCTCCAATATATAAGGCAACATGATTTAATTTTTCATCTGGGCCTTGCATTAACAAAACATCATCATTAATAATATTATCTTTGGAAACTTCTTTAAAACCAGAACCAGTTAAAACTTTTTCAAAATATGGATTTTCACAGAAAGTTTTTATACTTTTAGGTCTTTCCCAAAATTTTAAATTTATTTGTTTTTTATTAGAAAAATAATCTGTTATTAAACTCCAACAGTCATGCTTGCCCCAGATCCATGTGCGACCATATAAACCAGATGAATAACCAGATGGCTCAAAATCTACCCAGTTTTTTTGCTCAACACTATAAATATAAAAAGGCAAACCAAGATGCTCACAAGATGCTTTATCTGCTTCAGATGGTAGGGCAGACCCATAGGCATGAGAATGAATTATTCCAATAAGTTCTCCTTCATCTTCACAATCTGCCCAATTGTCTGGATCTATAACAAAAAACTCATCTGGTGACTCTGAAAGGTTTTCACAAGGCCAATAAGTTTCTTTGCCTTTGATAATAGCCAATAAACCACAAGACTCTTTAGGTGCTTGTTTATCAGCGTGTATGGCAGCTTGTTCTTTCCAGTTCATGCGTTTACAAAAGTACCAACAGAGGGGAAATCTTTCCTAGTTACTTGTAATTTAGGGCAGCGAATATTATTTAAATCAAGAACACTAGCCAACTCAAACTGCACTATTTCTCTATTCTCTACAACTTTTCTATCAATAAAATATATTTCCTGTGGTAATTCTGTCGTGCTTGATGGAGTGCCAAAGGGATTTTGATTTGATGGAAAGTTTGCAGCGTCTAAAAATTGTGCCATTGTTCTATGTCTTATAAATTTTGCACCCTGCAAGTCATTAAATGGTGTTGTAGCGTTTGCTGTTGCCATTAATGCTGTAATAGTACCAAGAATATTTGAGACTGTCAGAGTTGGTCTTGGCAGTGTTCCTTTTCCTGTATATTCAAACCCTTCAGCAATGATTGGAAACTTATCGTATGTGTTGCCCTGCCATATTATTGAAGCGTTACTGTTCATGCCCACACCAGAATGAAAGCGGCTTACATTTGTTGAACCATGCAAAGCAGAAACAAGAGTTATTGAATATAACTCTATTATTGATTTATTAGATAAAGATT